CGATTCTTTCTCCCCATTTTCATGGTCATTTGCGGACGTTTGAACATGTTTCACGTCTTATGACGAAATCAACATCCCCTGGTTATCCTTATAATAAGAAACATAAGTCCAAGGGCTCATTTATTGAAGATCCCGATGATCTCATCTGGCTTAAAGAAGCTGTCGATGAGATTTTTCAAACTGGGAAGCTTAATAAATTGTGGCATTATAATGGTGTTGATTATCGTATAACGCATATCTACTGGCAATCTTCCCCAAAAGGTGAGATTCGTCCGGTTGATAAGTTGTTGCATCCTGATCCAGAGAAAAGAAAAACAAGAACGTTTATGTGTGGTTGCATATTGTCCTGGTTTGTCGGAGCTATGCTCTATGGTGAACAGAATGATGCGTTCTTGGATATGCACCGAACAGCTGATTGGTCAGCTGTCGGTATGACCCCTTTTTATGGTGGTTGGGACCGCATGGCCAGATTGATACTTGGTCCTGATAGTGATTCTTCGTCGCGTATACATTGTTTGGATGCTGCCCATATGGAAGCGTTTAGAGACAATATTCAGACGAGAATTTATGGGATCAGAAATAGTATGATCTTGGGACAAGATACTAAACTTCGGAATGGTATGACATGGTATGGTAGTAATATCATATATAAGATGTATATCGATCCGAATGGTTACTTGATACTTGTCATGGGAAATAACCCATCTGGTGGTTTCAATACTCTTGTGGACAATACTATAGCGTTAAAACTAGATTTCTTGTATTGTGTCGCTCTCAAGAGTAACACTGTAATGGAAGTTTTAGAGAAATATCACCAAATACGTTGTAAACTTGTTGGTGATGACAGCATCTATGCTGAGACTGAGCACTTTGTGGATTTGATCCCAGTGTCTCGACACTTAGGTTTTGATCTCAAATATGAGGTCCCTGTTTGCCTTCTGTCTCAAGCAAAGTTTTTGAATGCTGGTTTCTCCTTCCAGGGGGGATTTTGGTTCATGGCTCCTAATTTTGAGAAGATTCGTGCTTCGGTTTTTTATCTTTTCAAGAGTCGATCTTGGCGTTTGGCATTCGTTAAGGTGTGTGCTTATAGGAAGTTATGTTTTCCATTTCCTACTCAGCGAGAGGAAGCAGATATAATGTTGCGATACATTAGAATTCAGCATGATATTGATATGCGTAGAGAGCATAGTATGGATAGTAAAATTACATACTTGGGTGCTCTCGCCAATTTCATGCCGGATCATGATAATCTGTTTCTCCTTACTGGGCAGGAATGTGCTACTCATGGTAGCCTTCATGAAAATGCAGCAGTTTTGAATATGACCGATAGTCAAAATTATTGGTATTGTCAGAATGAGTCTTATACTCTTTATCCTGTTAACTGCTTGCATTCTGAATTTCAACAATTTGTTGGAATTTCTAATTATGATGGTGGCTATGTTTTAATGTCTGAGGACAGTCCCGAGATGCTTTTCCTAGGAGGCAATCGGTTCGTGCGGCAAGTTTTCGAAGCCGGTTAATTCATTACTTCGAAAATAATTCCGTGGTGCGTCCTCGGTTTATATTATGTACTATATTTTATGTGTCTCGGCAATTGTTTTAATACGTTTGTTCGTTTTCTTTTTGAGTCTGTTTCTAGTTGCTTTCCTGAGCATCTTACGACAACTCTTAGTGTTGTTGAGATTGTTTACTACATTGTTGCTGTCGTTTACTTTGTTTGTGAATTAGTACGTTTGTTTGTATAGTTTTGTGCCTTTGTACATAATTGTTCA